GTTGGTGCACTGACCGACGAGTTGGAGGTGCCTGATCGCTGGTATCTCGCCATTGTCTGTTCGCTTGCCTCTCACCTGGGGCGTGAGATCAAAGAGGTGCGTGAGGAGTTGATCCCCCGATTGGATGCGGACATGAGCACGTACATGAACGACGCTTGGGCTGGTGAAGGCGACGGTTCCGATACTTTCTGGCGACCTAACATTTCGCCTTACACGAGGTAGCCATGCCACTTTTTATCGATCCTTCAGGCAGATCCACATTCGGGCTCGGCGTGTGCGCACGCTGCTGGCGTAAGTTCAGTCTGGAGGATCTCTACTCCGATCCGAACTCACCGGGGCTCAAGGTCTGCCTGGACGATCTGGACGATTACGATCCGTATCGCCTACCAGCACGGCGCACAGAAGACATTACGTTACCCTTCTATCGACCTGACGAAGATCTGACTGCCGGGGGTCCGGATCCAAACGTTATCTCGTTGTTTGCCATACGCGAGACAGAAGGATCGTCCCCTTCGGGAAATCCTCGTATAACAGCGGATGGCAGTTTGCGTGTTCTCGAAGGCAGTGCCATTCCCCCGATTGTGGATGAAGAATAAGACATGCCCAATATACAAATCTCAGATTTGCCCAATGCAATCTTGCCTCTAGATTCTGATCAAAGTTTCTTTGAGGTTCAAACGGTAGAAGCTGGGGAGAACGTCAGCCGTAAGGTCACGGCAACTGACATCGCCATCGACCTCCCTGACGGGGTGACGGTGGGTTCGATCATACGATTGGACGTCGCACCGGACACCTACATCAACTCTGAGCAGGTTATCGCGGACGGGGTCAACGTCCTGCTGAATACGACGCAAGTCACCATGGACGGGACAAGCGTTCTGGTCAACGTGACGCAAGTCATCGCAGACGGTACAAACGTTTCCCTTCGGGATACCACTCATGCGGCTGCGGGGGCAAACCTCTCAACGTTCCTAGAAGGTATCTCTGTTGCTACGGAACTTGCCGCAGCGAACAACGCAGTCACGGCTCTACGAGGTGGAGTGAGGCTGCAAGATCTCGATGGGGTTACAACGCTTGCTGCCCTCGATTTTCAAAACGCAGTGTCAGCAGGCGCACTGCTCCTGCGCAACGCCACCGAAGGAGGTTTCATCTCCTTGAGGGGAACTGCGACGGCAGGAGCCTTCGGTGATCGCACCGTATTCGAGGGTGATCCTGATGGTGCATCCACGATGTTCAACCTGGGTGTCGCACGAGCCTTGACCACCGCTAGCGGCATGACGATCAATGCGGGTGCTTCACTTGGATTGATAACCCTTTTCGCCACAGCCAACGTTGCGAGTTTTTATTCCCAGTACAACGGCTTCAACGGTGGCGTCGCGCTCAAGAACCAGAATCCCAATGCCCGCCTTGTGCAGATCAGCACGGGTGGGGGCGAAGAGGATATCTGGATCGAGATGGTGCGCGACGGTCTGGTCGGTCTTTACCATAACAACACGCAGATGGCGCGCACGGTTGTCATCGGCAGTGGTGGCTTCGAGGTCAACAATACGCTCACTGGAGCAGGCTTCGAGCGTGTCCTGACGACAGCCGATCTCTTCGGCGGTGCACTTAACGATCTGAGCGATGTTGTTATCGCTACCCCTTTAACCTCCCAGACCCTGCGCTTCAACGGATCAAACTGGGTCAACGCATCTCAGATTCAGCAGACAGGCGACGGTCTTACGATGGGAGGCATCACCACGGGCATCACTGGCATGAACGTCCGTGGTCGCTTCGCGAATGCGGGTGAGTCGGGCGGTTCAACGCAAACGACTCTAGCGTGGTTTGATGACGACGGGTCGCAGGCATTCGGTGAGATCGAATTTAGAACCACGGGTGGGGGTATCGATGGCGACAGTATGTATTTCCGCAACCGTCGTCACGCTGGGCATATCCAGTTCGAAGGTGAGAACACCGCAGGAACGTTGATACCAGCGTGGGACTTTGATCCAGACATTCCGACGTTAACGGTCAACGTTGATATGCGCGTTGATGGTGGGACGACACGGTTCATTTCGATCCTCCCTACTGGCGGCGCGGACTTCCGAATCACCGACGTTGCCGGGGTTCCCGACGTTGTTTCGTTTGGGAACTTGGGGCAAACCGCGATGCTCACCATGACGGACACTGAGATTGTCACGTTGGGCAACATCGCCACGGGCAGTGGTACGACAATCATCGGTGGGGGTATCAACGACCGCGTGGACTTCACTGCTGCCTCGACCAACATCTTGCGTATGCAGTGGGTCAGTGGACGCTGGGATATCCACAGCTTCACTAACGGGGATGATCTAGGTCTGCAAGCTGACCAGGGTGGTGGCGCTACGTCCACTCTCTTCCTGGGAGATCCGGATGGTGCTTCAAGCTTGTTCTTCGCGAATGTTTCTAAGCTTGCCACGGCTAACCTGGGTGTGACCATGACCGGGGCATCGGGTGGTTTCTTGTTAGACGCCAATGGTGTGGCATTCGCTACACCGTCGGACATTCGCGCACGCAACAGTGAGGGGGGATTTCGACTCCGTGCTGATGGCGACAACTTCGCTTTGTTCCAGACGGATTTGAATGGCACAAACGAAGACACCTGGATGACTGCTACGAATAATGCCGGGATAGGTCTTTTCCACAACAACACCGAGATGGCGAGTACTCTTACTGCTGCAACAGGTGGCCTTGAAGTCAACAACGCTCTGACCGGAGTGGGAGTCCGACGTGCGCTGACTGAGGCCGACGCGCTCACAGACACACTCTTGGCTGATACCTCCATACCTGCCGCAGCGTTTGTGACCATCCTGACCGTCAGAGCCGAGGCTAACTTTAACTATGCGATCACCGGGATGATCCTGCTGGACGTTCCCGACGCTGGCGATGATTCGGCTTGGCGGTTTACGCTCCCTGCTGGCGCGACGGGGGAGGTTCAATGGATGGGTTTCGATCAAACCGGAGCCGCGCACTTCCGAACCACCGAAGGCAGTCTTTTTAATTCCAACGACGCTGGGGGTGTCTCGCTCACGAGCTACGCTTTCACTGGCATGCTCAGAATTGCCGGAACTGCTGGCGATGTGGACATTGACATCGCAAAACTGTTGGACGTAGGGGGCAATGCGCTGGCGAAGGACGGCTCGTGGATGAAGCTGGTTCCTGTTCTGGAAGCACCATAAACCAAAAGAGAAATAGAAATGCCAAATATGATGAATGCAACTCCCCAACAGATCGCCTCAGCCGCAGCGGCTGGTGTGGAACTGCTTTCCGACAAAGATCTGAAGGTGCCGTTGGGCATCGCCATCGGTGGACAGCTGAGTCTGCTGCACAGCATCTTGAGTGCTGTGACATCAGGTGAGTTGATCCTGACGAATCCGCCAACACCGGATCAGCAGGCAGCAGCAGACAACAAGGAAGATGGTGATCAGAAACCCAACCTCAAAGAAGTTGCAGGAGGGAAGCAAGCTGAGGATCCACCCAAATGAACGGCGACATCAGCAAAGCGAGTCTTCCGATCACCGTGGTCGCTGCCGTTCTGATGGCGGGGCTCGGGTACTGGGTGAATGCCCAGGACGCGAAGATCGAGAAGAACGCAGAGGACATCGAGGAAGTCGAGGATGACTTCGTGGAGCAGAGGCTCAAGGTACAGAACGACATCGGGGAGATCCGTACGCAGCAGAGACTAAACGCATTGATGCTGAAGCAGATCTCAGAGGACATCAAGAAGGTCGCTGACGGAGGCTGACCTCAACCAACGGAGGCTCGAAATGAGCGCACTGACAGCACTGAGCACGATGATCTGCGATCCCGCTACGGGCGGAGGTAGTGTCATCCAATGGGCAGCTCTTTCTGAGTTGCTGAAGCATCTCGATTCCGGCAGTTGTACGGAAGAACAAATCGAAGCCATGGCGGCAGAACACCGTGGCCCCAACAGAGCGGAGTGGGCTGCAATGAGGGGAGGGGAGAGTGAGCAAGAAGATACGCCACCTGAACCGACACCTGAGGCTGAGCCAGAGACGGAAGCGGAGACCGGATCCGATCCCGAAAGCGAACCCGATCCCGAAAGCGAACCCGAAGCCAGCGAAAACCCCGGAGCCGTCTGAGGAGTAGACCATGCCCGTCGCCATGACATTCGATTCGCTACAGGAAGACTTGCGTAAGTACCTGGAGCGCGGGACGTCCGTCGATCCATCGGTGTTCGAGCAGCTGCCCAGCCTGATCAATCTGGCTGAGCGGCAGCTTGCAAACTCGTTGAAGATCCTGGGATTTATAAATGTCGTGACCGATACGTTAGGCATCGGGCAGTCGGTGATTGCGAAGCCTGATCGATGGAGGGACACGATCTCGATCAACTTCGGGGTGGGGGCTACGCAGGTACGGACACCGCTGTTCGTACGCTCCTACGAGTACATGCGGCGCTATTGGCCGGATGAAGATCTCACAGATCAGCCAAAGTTCTACGGGGACTACGACTACTTCAACTGGCTGATCGCACCGACGGCAGACTTCGCATATCCGTTCGAGGTCAACTATTGGGAGTTGCCTGCGCTGTTGGATTCGTCCAACCAGACAAACTGGTCAAGCGACTTCGCTCCCAATGCGTTGCTCCATGGTTCGCTTCTGCAGGCAACCCCGTTTTTGAAAAACGATGAGCGTCTTCCGGTATGGCAGGGGATCTATGACCGGGACGTCATGATCCTCGAAGCGCAGGACGTGAAGCGCATCATCGACAGACAAGTCACGAGGGAGAGCGTCTAATGGGTTACGCCCAAGTCTTCGGCGGCGAACTGCTTTTTCCGTCGCAAACAAGTTACATCTCGATTACTACCGCTGTGGACGTCACGCTGGTTTGGCCGCGAGAGCAGCAGATCGGTGGTGGTAATGTTGTTGCTGACTTCATGGACATCGATGCCACGCAAGGCGGGCTCAACATCGATTTTCCTTCTGCTACTGCCATCGGTACGGGCAACGTCGCCACGATAAACAACCTCGGTTCGAATGAATTCGATGTGCGTGACAGTACTGGGGGACCGATCATCACGATTATTCCGGGTACGCAGTGGATCATTGTCCTAGTGGACAACACCACAGCGGCAGGCACGTGGCGAAGCTTCCAGCTGGGCGCAACGGTCTCAAATGCAACTGCGTCCGCACTCGGTGGTGCTGGCATCAAAGCGATATCAGATACGCTGAATCAGCAGATCGATTCCGACGTTGAAGCTGCGACACCCTTCACCGTAGTCGATGGCGACAGGGCGAAGTGCCTGATCTATACCGCTGGTGCAGGGACTGCGAACTTGACTGCGGCGGGAACACTAGGCAACGACTGGTTCTTCATGTTGCGCAACTCCGGGTCGGGTACGCTCAATGTGTTGCCAGCAGCTGGGCTCATCGATGGCGCTGCCAGCATCAACATGGATACGAATGATTCGGTGTTCATCTTCACGGATGGCACTGACTTCTTCACCATCGGCTTTGGACAAGGCAACACGTTAGCCTTCGACTTCGTTTCGATTGCGGTTCCTGGTTCAGGTGACTTCGTGCTTTCAGGTGCGAACCTCGACCGTGTGTCCTACCGCTTCACCGGACTGCTCACAGGCAACCGGCGCATCGTTGTGCCCAACACGGTGCAGCAGTACTGGGTGGATAACCAAACAACGGGTGCATTCACGCTGGAGATCGACACAGCGGCAGGTGCAGGACAAACAGTCATCCAAGGCGAGAGCGTAATCCTCTACTGCGATGCCACCGACGTGATCAACGCGACCTCTGCGACCAGCGTCTCGTTCCCGATCACGGTTGGGCAAGGTGGCACGGGTTCAACGACTGCATCGGGGGCACGTACCAATCTAGCCGTTGCGTTCGACGGTCAGGACATGATCGCAGGCGTGGGTATCTCCGGAGGAGGAGACCTCTCGGCAGATCGCACGTTCGATCTCGACATTGGGAGCCTGACTCCCGAGACAGCTATTGCATACGATGATGAAGTTGCGCTTGAGGATGTCAGTGGGGGTGTTCAGCGCAAAGCGACGGTCGAGAATCTTTTTGCTGCGGTAGTCCCCGGTGCGGTCAAACCCGGTCAGACGCAACGCATGAACACCACGACGGAGACGGATGATCCTGATCTAGCAGGATTCCCTCTGGAGCCGAGTGCCTCGTACATCGTAGAGATCATATTGGTTTGGTCTGGGAATGGGGCAACCGGAAATGGATTCCGCTGGTCCTTCGACTTCAATGGGCAGATTGGAAACGTTTCTGCGTTTCAAGGACATGCGTATTCGGTACAGGACGGTGGCACTGCTGAGGCTCTTCTTACTACCACCCTCGGTTCGTTGGCTCAGCAGATTAAACCCTTCTTCGATAACGCGGGGTTTGATGAACTCGTATACGGCAGCTTCGGTCTCGTTACCGGAGCAGGGTATGTGTCAGGGACGAACATTGATTTGCAGTGGGCACAGGGTACAAGCTTTGGGACGAATACCAATCTGGAAGATGGTTCTCACATGAAGGTCACGAGAGTCGCCTGATGCCTGAACAACCCGTACTGCTCGCGTCGCAACCCGGAATCAAACGGGACGGCACCAAGTTCGAAGGGAACAACTACGTCGATGGACGGTGGTGCCGGTTCCAACGTGGCAAGCCGAGAAAGATGGGTGGCTACCAGCAGGTGACCGACACGGTGCCTGAAGTCGCACGCGGAATGGACAGCTTCGCCCAGGATGACATCCAGCACATCCACATCGGGCATCCGGATACGCTCGGGCAGTACCTCGTGTCGAACGGCACACTCAACTCATTCAATGACCGCACACCCGCAGGGTTCGCGACCAGCGTGGATAACCTGTGGCAGTTTTCGATCTTCGCGGACACGTCGGGTGCAGCACAAACACTACTCGTCGCACACGCTGCGCCAAACATAATGAACATCGACAACTCTACTGGTGAAGACATCTACATCGGGGTGGTCACAGCTTCGAGCGTGCTCACTGTGGCTGGTTTGAATGCAGCATGGAATACCAACCCTGTCAGCGGGGGCATCGTTGTTAGTGGTCAGTTTCTGTTCACCTTTGGTAGCGACGGAATCATCCGACAGTCTCAACCAAACGACTTGTCCCTACTGCCGGTTGAATTCAACATCGGTACGCAGAAGATCGTGAAGGGCGTCTCCTTGCGTGGTGCCGGTGTTGGACCCGCTGTGCTGTTCTGGAGTCTCGACTCAGTGATTCGAGGTACGTTCGATCCTTCGGGTCCACCGGACTTCGCTTTCGATATCATCGCGACAGATACATCCATCATGTCCTCGCAGGGTGTGATCGAGTACGACGGCATCTACTACTGGGCAGGCGTGGACCGCTTCCTGTTATTCAACGGTGTTGTGCGTGAGATACCCAACGACCTGAACCAGAACTTCTTCTTCGACAACATCAACTTCAATGCGCGGCAGAAGTGCTTCGCCTTCAAGGTGCCTCGCTTCGGTGAGATCTGGTGGTGCTTCCCGAAGAGTGGTGCAACCGAGTGCAACCACGCTGTGATTTTCAACGTGCGTGAGAACACGTGGTATGACACACCACTGCCTGACTCTGACGATATTGATCAGGGGCGCACAGCGGGGGTGTTCGCCAAGGTCTACCAACGTCCGTTCATGGTGGACAACGAGGTCACGGCTAACGGCAGAACGCTGTGGCAGCACGAGACCGCGAAGGACAAAATCCGCATTAGCCTGATCAGTGCGATCCAATCGTTCTACGAAACACACGAGCTGTCGATGCTGGAGGAGGGTAAGGGTACGAAGTCGATACGCGTCGCACGGATCGAACCTGACTTCGTGCAGACAGGTGACATGACCCTGACGGTGCGTGGACGGGTGAATACGAAAGCACCGCAGATCACGGAGACTCCAGTAACGGTCCCAGCGATTGCTTCGACGGGGACGGAAGAGACGATCAAGCTCAAGACCATTCAACGGCTGATGAGCTTCCGGTGGGAGTCGAACGTCGGGGGTGGCGACTACGAGTACGGTGACACCTACGCGCACATCGAACCAGCGGACGGAAGGATGGAGTCGTAATGGTCATCGATCCACGAGGCTTTGGCGATGACGTGGTCACCTGGGCAGGGCACATGACGATGTTCCTGGAGGTTCAGGCTGAGAACATGCCGCGCCTGGATGATCCAGGGAAGTGGCGTGATTGGGCACTCGCGATCTTTGGCGAGCCCGATGAGCCAGGACAAGACTCACCGGATCCGGAAGCATTCGACACATGGCAGGAATGGGCTGAGCGCTTGTTCCAAACACAAGATTTTACGGGGCAGGACGATGCCACAAGGTGGACTCGCACAGGTACTGACGCAAGCAAAGGCACCCGAGGAATTGGTGAAGATTGCTCGACGTGCAGAGGCTGATCCGGAGCAGCGTGAGGAGCTTTATACGCTTGCAGCTGAAGCGCTGATGGGAGAGGCAGGGATCCCGAAGAAGGATCAGGCGAAGCAGGTGCTCCTCTTCGACGGAGGCTACGTCGAGAAGGCTGAAGGGGGTTTAGCCAACGCAGCTGAGTCGGTGCGTAGTGCCGGTCGCGGTGGCGATGAGGTACTGCTACACGTTAGCCCAGGAGAGTACGACACCCTGATTGAGATGTGGGGTGAGCCGTCGATGAACCCCGACACCGGCATCCCCGAGTATGGG